GGCTGCCTGCCGCTGGCCCCGGCGGAAGTGGAAAAGCGCATCCAGACCGTGCTGCAGGCCCCGGCCATGCCGGAGAGCTGGGAGAGGAGGCGGGCGAGATGACCCTGAAAGAAGCGATGGGCTACCGGGGCGAGAACGCCGACACCCTGGCGGAGAAGATCGGCATCCGTGCCGGAGAGGTGCGCAGATGGATGGGAGAGAACGGCATGCTGCGGATCTCGGGAGCGAGAATGCAGCAGCTGGCTGCCGCACTGGACGGCGGGGTGCTGGTGACGGCGGACGGTGCGGAAGTGGAGCTGTACGGGAACGGAGGCAACGCATGAGCAAGGACAAAGGCAGGATGAGCCGCAAGCGGATCAGCAAAAAGATAGCCGGAAGGTTTGGCGGGCAAGTACCGGAAGTACGAGACATTGTACGCAAGAATCCGGTGGACCCGCTCAAGCGGCGGCAGGAAAAGATTGTGACCGCAAAGCACCGGGCCGGGAAGCAGGAGGGCAAAGCCGTATGATGGTGTACAAATACACCCTGCACGACCCGGACAGCGGGAAGGTGCTGTACGAGGGCACGGCGGCAGATCTGGCCGCCCAGGGCGTGGTGCGGGCGGAGAAGATCCCGCCGACGCTGTGGCGGGATCAGCAGCGCCAGCACAAGCGCCGCGGCAAGCACCGGTGGGACATCACCCGGGAAAAGGTAGAAGTAGCCTACAGCCGGAAAGCCTACAAGGCGCGGCTGCAGCCGAAAAAGACGGAGAACGCCCAGGCAAAGCCGCCGAAGCGACCGGCAAAGCCGAAAATGACTGCCCTGCCGGTGCCGAAACCGGCGCCACGGATACGGCTGAAAAAGTACCTGGAAAAGCCGGACCCGCTGCAGCTGGACGTGCGGGAGCTGGAAGGCTACAACGCCAAGGCCCGGGAGCGTGGAAAGAAAGAGCTGAGCTATGGGTACTGGGCAGCAGAGGGAAAACCGGCTGCTCCGGCATGGTAAAGCCGGTATGCACGCCGGACTGCCCGGACCGGCACCCAGCCTGCAGCGACCGGTGCGAAAAATACCGGGCCTGGAAAGCCGAGGTACAGAAAGAAAAGACCTACACGAAGAGCCAGAACGATGCGGGAAAGATCAACCGGAACGACTTTGACGCGGAGTTCTGGATGGGCGGAACCCACAAATAACGAGCCCCCGGCGGCGCTGGATGCGCGCGGCCGGGGGCTTTGGCGACGGCGGGAGCGTCAGGCCGAACGGGTGCTGCCAGAGGGAAAGCTCTGGCGGCAGGCGTTTGAACTGAACAAGCCATTCCTTTTTATAATAGGCGTCCGGGGCGGGCGCTTTGGGGGGCTTGTATACCCGTTAATCTTGTGACTGTGTGGGCCACAGAAAAGAAACCAACACGAAAAGTTTACCGAACGGGGAGGGCACCGGGATGCGAAAAAGCTACATCCGGGAAAAAAGGACCCTTTGCGGGGACACATACCAGGCCGTGGGCATTTACCCCGTGACGGATCAGGAGCACCGCCAGCGGGGCAAGAAGCGCAAGGAAAGTGACCGGGGGCAGAAGAGCCGGAACAAAGCCGCCAGCCTGCGCCGCCGACAGCGCAAGGTGCTGGCCAATTTTGACCAGAACGGCTTTTACCTGACCGCTACATACGAGGACGCCTACCTGCCCGAGGACGAGGAAGGCTGCTGGCGGGACGTGAAGAACTATGCCCGGCGAGTGCAGCGGGCGGTGCGCAAGCGCTTTGGCGTGCGGGGAACGTGGCTGAAGTTGATGCTGTGGGCCGTGCGCAACGGCGAGGCCGGGCGGCTGCACATGCATGGCTTTGCCCAGTGCCCGGGGCTGAGTGAGGCAGAGCGGCGGGAGCTGCGGTATATGCTGGAGGATCTATGGCGGCGGCGTGTCCCCGGCACACGGGAGTTTGAGCCCATGGGCACCATGAACGCAGACCGGATCATCATGAAGAAGATCCTGGGCATTGACGGGCAGGGTACGAGCGGCACGGTGGGGTACATCTACGGCCACGGCTTCCGGCGGTGCCTGGAAACCAGCAACCTGACCCTGCCGGAGGAGCAGCCGGCAGCTGACACCAAGTGGAGCCGCCGCCAGCTGCGGGAGGCCTGCAGCGAACACGCGGAGGACCCGGCGTGGTGGGAAAAGCTGTTCCCGGGGTGGGAGTGCGTGAAGATCCAGATCTTTGACCCCGGCGGGCTGCACGAGAATGCCGAGCCCCGGCCGGAGGGCTGGGAAGCCACCGAACCGCAGGCTTATGTGATCCTGCGGCGGGGGGAGTTTGCGAAAGTTCGCACATGACAGACAAGAAATATTTATTTTGCGCGTAAAATAGGCGGTTTGTGCGGGGAATGTGTGAGATATCAGCCAAAAACGGCAAAAAAGCGGGAAAGGCGGCGGGCAGTGACCAAAAAGCAGCGGAAAGAGGTGCGCAGGGCGCTGCGGCAGTACGACGGGCGCGGCAAGTGGGCGGCGGTGCTGGACCGGGTGAAGGAATACTATGCGCGGACAGACCCTGCCTGCTGGGAACTTTTGCGGATGCGCTACCTGGAGGGCATGCGGGAAGAGGACGTGATCCGGGCGCTGTACATCGGGCGGACGACCTACTACAGCAAGGAGCTGGAAGCGCTGAGCACGGTGGGGATCTACGCGGCAGCGGCGGGGCTGCTGGATGCGGAATGACAGCTGCGGGGACGCAGAGGGATGGCTGAGCGCAGCGGCGCGCGGCCTTTTTGTGCTGCAACGGCGACGACCGCCGCCTGCGGCTGAAGCAGGGAGCTGAGGCTGGGGCAGTGTTCTGGTTTTTCAAAGCGCCGCAAGGCCGCTGCGGAAAAAACAGCAAACACAACCCGTGCTCCACTCCCCCAAAAAGTCCGGAGGTTTTTTGTGCGGCGGTTTGCGATAGACTGGAACCATGAGCACAGAGGGAGGGCCTGGGATGGCACAGCGGAAATACTGCAAAAATACCGTGTCGGGCCGACAGGGGCGCGGGAAAAAGTACCCGGCCAAGGTACGGGCCGAGGTGGTGATGGCCATGATCGGTTCCAACTCCATCTGCGCAGTGGCCCGGAAGTACGGCGTGCCGGAGAGCACCATCCGCAGCTGGATGGCCGAGGAGGCCGGAAAGCCGGACGGGGTGTTTGCCGAGGCCAGAGCCCAGGCAGCGCGGGAGATCGCAGCCCGGGCGGCGCTGGGAGCCCGGGCCCAGGTGGGCTACCTGCAGCAGCGGGTGGCCGAGAACAGGCGGGCCAGCGAGATCTGCACAAAGCTGCGGGCAAAGCTGGACGAGGATGCCCGGGCCAGGAAGTACACGGTGGGGGCCTTGCTCAAGAGCCAGGAGGAGGAGCTGGCGGACGCCACAGAGACCGGGATGGTGGTATACAGCCAGCCCGGCAGCTATGACCGGGAACTGGACTATGAGCAGCGGAAGGAGCTGGAGGCCCAGCTGGAGCGGTACGACGCCCAGGTGATGAGTGACCGGGATGCTGCCAACGTGGCGGCGGTGCTGCTGACAGCGGCGGCCAATGCGGCGGCGCTGGTGCCCCGGGACGAGGGCAGCACCCAGAGCGCTGCCCCGGCGGTGCTGATGGAAGCAAAGGACGACGCAGAGCAGCAGGAGGTGGTGCTGGATGGCACGGCAGGAGATTAACGGCCGGCCCATCATCTGGCGGCCGCAGCCGAGGCAGGCGGCCTTTATGCGGCGCAGCGAGGACGAGGCCCTGTACGGCGGGGCGGCCGGCGGCGGCAAGAGCGACGCGCTGGTGATCGAGGCGCTGCGGCAGGTGGATGTGCCGAACTACCGGGCATTGATCCTGCGCAAGACCTTTCCCCAGCTGCGGGAGCTGATCGACAAGACCATGCAGTACTACAAGCCTGTGTTCCCGAAAGCCCGGTACAACGCCAGCAACCACTGCTGGACCTTCCCCAGCGGGGCGAAGATCTATTTTGGCAGCATGTTCCGGGCCCAGGACAAGTACAACTACCAGGGCCAGCAGTTTGATTTTATCGGGGTGGACGAGCTGACCCACTTCACCTGGGAAGAGTACAGCTACCTGATGAGCCGCAACCGCCCCAGCGGGCCGGGCACACAGGTGTACATTCGGGCCACGGCCAACCCCGGCGGCATCGGCCACGGGTGGGTGAAGGCCCGGTTCATCACGCCGGCACCCCCGGGCACCCGGATGGTGCAGCTGGTGGACGTGAAGAAGCCGGACGGCACCGTGGAAAAGCTGCGGCGCACGCGGGTATTTATCCCCTCCACCATCTTTGACAACCCGGCACTGCTGAAAAATGACCCGGGGTATCTGAACAATCTGGCAAGCCTGCCGGAGGCAGAAAAGCAGGCGCTGCTCTATGGCAGCTGGGACAGCTTTTCCGGCCAGGTGTTCACCGAGTGGCGCAACGACCCGGCCCACTACGAGGACCAGCGGTGGACCCACGTCATCAAGCCGTTTCGCATTCCGGTGCACTGGAAAATCTGGCGCGGGTACGATTTTGGCTACTCGCGGCCCTTCTCGGTGGGGTGGTATGCAGCGGACGAGGATGGCAGGCTGTACCGGATCAAGGAGCTGTACGGCTGCACCGGCACGCCGAACGAAGGCCTGAAGATCGACCCGGTGGAGCAGGCCCGGCGCATAAGGGAAGCGGAAGAGAACGACCCGATGCTGAAAGGCCGGGTGATCCAGGGCGTGGCGGACCCGGCCATCTTCAACGAGAGCCAGGGCGAGAGCATTGCCCAGATGCAGGAAAAGCACCCGTACTACCTGGTATGGCACCCGGGAGACCACACCCGCCTTGCCGGAAAGATGCAGATGCACTACCGGCTGGCCTTTAACGCCGAGGGGCGGCCCATGCTGCAGGTGTTTGACACCTGCAAACACTTCATCCGGACCATCCCGAACCTTGTGTACGACGAGAGCAACGTGGAGGATATCGACTCCGACCAGGAGGATCACATCTACGACGAGTGCCGCTATGTGCTGATGGAAAACCCCCTCAGCCCGCGGCAGATCCAGAAAGAGACGGCGCTGCGGGACGACCCGCTGGACCTGGACAAGAGAAAGAGCAGAACACATGTGATGCGGGTGTAACTCCCACACCACTGGGAATGGGCAAAAAAGGAGTGACAGAGTGGACGGAAAAGAACTTTTGCAGGAGCTGCTGCGGCGATACCCGGACCAGAGGGTGAGCGAAGACCCGGCGGGGGCCGGGATGCTGAGCAGCCTGGGAGCGCAGCAGCCGGAGCCGATGACCGGAGCGGGCCTGCAGACGGCAGGCGGCTCCCTCACGGAAGAGGCGGCAGGCGCGCAGGTGATCGGGCCGGAGGAGATCGCAAAGGCGGGGGAGACTCTGCAGAAATACAAGGCGGGCAAGGCGTCGCTGGACAAGCGGATCGTGGAGAACGAGCTGTGGTTCCGCATGGGGCACTGGAAGAACTGCGAAAACAAGATGATGGAGGGCAAGCCCAAGCCCTCCAGCGGATGGCTGTTCAACAGCATTGCCAACAAGCACGCCGACGCCATGGACAACTACCCGGAGCCCAACGTTTTGCCCCGGGCGGCGGACGACGAAGAAACGGCCAAGGCACTCTCGAAGATCATCCCGGTGGTTTTGGAGCAGTGCGACTATGAGCAGGTGTACAGCGACACCTGGTGGCGCAAGCTCAAGACCGGCACCGGCGTGAAGGGTGTGTTCTGGGACCCGACGCTGCGAGGGGGCCTTGGCGACATCAGCGTGAAGAGCGTGAACCTGCTGATGCTGTACTGGGCCCCTGGCGTGAGCGACATTCAGGAGAGCCCGAACCTGTTCAGCCTAAGCCTGGAGGACAACGAGCAGCTGGTGGCGAAATACCCACAGTTGGAAGGCCACACCGGAAAGAGCCTGGACGTGGCCGAGTACATCCACGACGATCAGCTGGACACCACCGGCAAGAGTGTGGTGGTGGACTGGTACTACAAAAAGGCCCGGCCGCAGGGCGCGCCGGTGCTGCACTACTGCAAGTACTGCAACGGCGTGGTGCTGTACGCCAGCGAGAACGACCCGGCCCTGGCCGAGCGGGGCTTTTACGACCACGGGAAATACCCCTTTGTGTTTGACCCGTTGTTCATGGAAGAGGACAGCCCGGCGGGCTTTGGGTACATCGACGTGATGAAGGACACCCAGACCGCCATTGACGAGATGAACCACGCCATGGACGAGAACGTGAAACTGGCAAGCAAACTGCGCTTTGTGGTGAGCGACTCGGCCGGGGTGAACGAGGAAGAACTGGCGGACTTCAGCCGGGACATCGTGCATGTGGTGGGGCGGCTGAACAGCGACACCTTTATGCCGCTGCAGACCAGCGTGCTGAGCGGCAACTGCATCACCTACCGGGACGACCGGGTGAACGAGCTGAAGGAGGTCAGCGGCAACCGGGACGTGAGCCAGGGCGGCACTACCAGCGGCCTGACCGCGGCCAGCGCCATTGCGGCCCTGCAGGAAGCGGGCAGCAAGCTGAGCCGGGACATGCTGAAAAGCGCGTACCGCTCCTTTGCGAAGGAGTGTTACCTGATCATTGAGCTGATGCGCCAGTTCTACGACGAGCAGCGGGTGTTCCGCGTTACCGGAGAGACGGGGCAGACCGAGTACACCCCCTTCAGCGCGGCGCAGCTGCGGGCCGTGCCGGGCGGCGAGATCGGCGGGGTGCAGCTGGGCGACCATGAGCCAGTGTTTGACATCACGGTGAGTGCGGCCAAGAAGAGCACCTTCAGCCGCCTTTCTCAGAACGAGACGGCGAAAGAGTGCTACCAGATGGGCTTCTTTGCGCCGGCCAACGCCGACGCGGCCCTGGCGGCGCTGGACATGATGGACTTTGAAGGCATTGAGAAGGTGCGCCAGCGGGTGAGCGAGAACGGCACGCTGTACCAGCAGCTCCAGCAGATGGCGCAGCAGATGCAGAAAATGGCGGCCATCATCGACCAGCAGAACGGCACCAACGTGAGCGAGGCGGCAGGAGCGGCTGTGCAGGCGGCGGGCAGCACGGGTGGCGGCAGCGGCAGTAGCAATGTGACCCGCAGCACCACCAACAGCCTGGGCGCTGCGGTGGGCGAAGGGAACAACAGTCTCTCGACACAGGCGGCCAAGCGGGCCATGGATGCGAACAACCCGAACAAGGAATGACCCTCTCAGTGCGCAGTCCGGCCGGGGCCGGAGCTGCTTGCAGCTCTCCCGAAGGGCGAGCTCTGCTTAGAGGAATGATTTTGAAAATTGAAGCGGGAGGAAACGATGATCAGAGCGACAGTTGCAAGAACGGTGTGGAACAGCGGTGTGACCGGCTACGAGGTAAAGGCCGAGGGCCACGCCGGTGCGGGCGAGTACGGGCAGGACATTGTGTGTGCTGCGGTGAGCGTGCTGCTGCAGACGCTGGCCAACGAGGTGACGGAAGCAGCCCGGGCGGGCCTGCTGGCCGTGGGCGTTGTGGCCCATGGCGACGGCTGGATGAAGGTGGAAATGACCCCCACCGACCAGACGCAGGACATGGCGGACGCCTGGGTGGAGCTGGTGCAGGACGGCATTAACGCCCTGGCCGAGAGCTACCCGGAGAACGTGGAACTGGAGGTGCACTATGTGTATGCCGATACCAAGGAACTGGAACCTGACAAGCTGGCGGACATGGTGAGCGGCAAGATGAACCTGCAGTATTTCGCAGAAGGCGGAGACGGCGGCGCAGGGGCTGCAGAGGGCGGTGCGGCGGAAGCGGCCGCCCCGGCGGTGCAGGCACCGGCTTTGCGGCCGGCGCAGGAGCGGCTGGCACGGCGCAGCGGGGCGCTGAAGGGCAAGGCGGCAGGCGGGGAGAAACTCCCCCAGCCGCCTGCGGGCGGCAGCCCCCTCAAGGAGGGGGCCTCTGGCAGTGAGAGTGACCCGGCGGAAGCGGAGAAGCACCAGGAACCTGCTAAGGAGCCCAAGGCCGAAAAGACCCCGGAGGAGCGCCGGAGAGCCTTTGGCGAGATGGTGCAGGGCGAATACAGCGACGTGTTCCAGGAGATGATGCAGCGGGCCATTGATAAGGCCACGGAGAACATCCGGCAGAATCCGCAGGTGGCACGGCTGACCCAGGCACTGGCCAATGCCTACGGTGTGGACACCGAGGACATGGACGGCCTGATCGAGGCGGTGGAGAACGGCCGCGTGAAGGACGAGAAATATTACGAGGACCTGGCCCAGCAGCGGGGTGTGAGCGTGAAAACGGCCCGGGAGCTGGACAAGATGGAGAGCGACCTGAAGCGCAGCAACACCCGCAACGCCCAGCTGCAGGCCATGCAGCAGGAAGCAGCCCGCCAGCAGCGGGTGAGCCAGATCCAGGCACAGTGGGAGGCCCAGGCCGCCCAGCTGAAGACCCAGTACCCGGATTTTGAGCTGCAGGAGGTGCTGGCCAACGAGCAGGTGGCCGACCTGATGCGCCGGGGCGTGAGCTTGCCGGACGCTTACCGGGCCGCCTACTTTGACCACATCATGCAGCAGGCCACAGCCCAGACCGCCCAGAAGGTGGAGCAGGGCGTGGCGGCACGCATCCAGCAGCGGGCTGGCCGACCCGGCGAGAACGGCACCCGGCCCGGCGGCGCGGTGACCACCCATGTGGACGTGGCCAGCATGAGCCGCCGCCAGCTGGAGGACCTGGAACGCAGGGCACGCCGGGGCGAGAAGATCACGCTGTAACGACTTCCCACACGAGGGTGTGAGAACATAAACCTTTGAAGGAGGACCAAACCATGAAATGGAAGAAGATGAACCTGCAGCTGTTTGCGAATGCGCACGAGCAGCTGCAGAACACCACCGGCAGCTCCGGCATGAGCGCCGAGATGAAAACCTTTTACGAGCGCCGCCTCATCGACCAGGCGCTGCCGGCGCTGGTGCATGACCAGTTCGGCGACAGCTACCCCATCCCGGCCAACAACGGCAAGACCATTGAGTTCCGCAAGTATGACGCGCTGCCCAAGGCCACCACGCCCCTGACCGAGGGCGTGACCCCGGAAGGCCAGGCCCTGACCGTGACCACGGTGACCGCTGAGGTGCACCAGTACGGCGGCTGGGTGCCCCTGACCGACATGGTGCAGATGACCACCATTGACAACAACGTGGTGCAGGCCACCAGCGTGCTGGCAAGCCAGAGCGGCCGCACCATGGACACCATTGTGCGCGACATTCTGGCCGGCGGCACCAACGTAATCTACGCCCCTAAGATCGGCGCAGGTGGTGCAGAGACCCCGGTGACCAGCCGTGCGGGTCTGGACGCCACGGCCCAGCTGACGGTGGACCTGATCGAGCAGGCGGTGGCCCAGCTGAAGGTGCAGAACGCCGACCCCATCGGCTCTGCCGGCGGCAGCTATGTGTGCATCATCCACCCGTACACGGCCTACGACCTGAAGAAGGACCCGGCCTGGGTGGAGGCCCACAAGTACGCCAGCCCAGAGGAGATCTTTGAGGGCGAGATCGGCAAGATCGGCAACGTGCGCTTTGTGGAGACCAGCGAGGCAAAGATCTGGACCGGCACCGGCTGCCCCTCGGGCCTTGCGGTGTTTGGCACTCTGGTGCTGGGCGCCCACGCCTACGCCACCACCGAGCTGGAGGGCGGCGGCCTGCAGCACATCGTGAAGCAGTTGGGCTATGGCGATGACCCGCTGAACCAGCGCGCCTCTGTGGGCTGGAAGGCCGTGAAGACCGCCGAGCGCCTGAGCGAGCAGTACATGGTGCGCATTGAGAGCTGCAGCGCACGCTACAGCGCCAAGGCGAAGGCAAACTGAGGAACGGAGGATGAACAAATGGCAGTAAAGAAAGAAACCGCCCAGCAGGCTGCAGAAGCAGCCACCCAGGACACCAAGGACGTGCAGGCGGAAAAGCGTGACACCGAGGTGATCCACCTGTTCAAGGACAACGGCCGCTACTCCAGCGCCCGTTTTGTGAGCGTGAACGGCGAGGCGTACCTGATCCAGCGCGGCGTGGACGTGGAGGTGCCTGCGGCGGTGGCCGAGGTGCTGCGCCACAGCGAAGAGATGGACAACGCGGCCAACGCAAAGATCGAGGCGGCCCAGGCGGCGGCGCAGAACGTGCCGGCACTGCAGAAGCTGTAACCCTCTCACCGGCCCCGTCCGCCAATGGCGGCGCGGATGCCGGAGCTCCCCCGAAAGGGGAGCCACGAATCAAAGAAGAATACACCCGGTACGGCAGGCACTTGCTGTGCCGGGTGTTTTTGCTAAGGAGGCGGAACGATGACAGCCGGAAAGGCGATAGAACTTTGCGACCAGATGCGGCCGAACAACGACTTTGGGGACGAGATGAAGCAGATGTGGCTGCGCCAGTGCGACGCGCGGCTGCGGCAGACGGTGGTGAACCGCTCGGCCTGCGGGGACTTTGACGCTGTGGGCGCGGACATGGCCGGGGACGGGCTGGAGTATGACACCCAGCTGCTGGCACCGGATGCCTTCAGCGCACTGTACCAGCACTGGCTGTGCGCCCAGATGGACCTGGCCCTGGGCGAGACGGCCCGAGCGGTGAACGAGCTGCAGATGTACAGTGACTACTGCCAGGAGTTTGCAGCCTGGATGCGGCAGAAATACCCCCCGGCGGGCGGGGTGCAGTGGAGGTATTGAGAGATGATCGACGGGACGAACCTGAACCAGCTGACCGGCAGTCGGCAGCTGTTGCGGGCCTTTGGGGGCATCAACGAGACCTACAGCTGCAGCGAGGCGGAGCTCTCGGCGGCGCTGAATTTTTCCGGCAGGGGATTTCCGGCGCTGCAGACCCGGGCGCTGCGCAAAAAGGTGCGGGACGTGGAGAAGGTGAACGGCATGTACCACCTGAACGGGCTGCTGATCTGCCGGGGCACGGGGCTGGAATACGCACCGGACGGGCAGGCGGGCCGCACGGCGGCGGTGACGCTGGAGAATGTGCTGACGGACGACCGCAAGGCGCTGGCCGGCATGGGCAGCAAGGTGCTGATCTGGCCGGACAAGCTGGCCTTTGACACCGAGACCGGCCAGCTGGAAACGCTGGGGGCAAAGTGGGAGCTGGGCGACCGCAAAATGACCGTGTGCCCCTGCGACACGGAGGGCAAGATGTACGAGGTGGCCGGTGCAGGCGACACGGAGCCGGAGAGCCCGGAGGACGGGCAGCTGTTTTTGAAGGGCGAAGCCGGGAACCTGTACGACTATGAGAGCGTGCTGGAAAAGTGGAGCGCCAAGAGCGGCAAGTGGGTGCAGGTGCTGGTGAACACGGTGCGCATGACCTGCCCGGGGATCGGGGGCCTGCTGAAGGAGGGCGACACAGTGACCCTGACCGGCATGCCGCAGGCCGTGTGTGACGCGCTGGCGGCAGACCTGAACGGAGAGATCGTGGTGCAGGCGCTGGAAGGAGACGACCTTGTGGCCAGCCTGACCCCAGCCCAGGACAGCAGCCGGTACTATGGCAGCTGGACGGTGACGGCCACGGGCACCAGCTGGCGCAGCCTGGACGGGGCACGCACCGAGAACGAGGGCCTGGCCGTGAGCATCACGCTGGAGCGGCGGGTGCCGGACCTGGACTTTGTGACGGAGCAGGGCAACCGGGTGTGGGGCTGCAGCAAGAAGGAAAACACCATTTACGCCTGCCGCCTGGGCGACCCCACCAACTGGTACAGCTACCGGGGCATTGCAGCGGACAGCTACGCCGTGAGCGTGGGCAGCGACGGAACCTTTACCGGCGCGGCCAGCTGCATGGGGTATGTGCTGTTCTTCAAAGAAAACTGCATCCACAAGCTGTACGGCTCCAAACCCAGCGACTACCAGCTCTCCAGCGTGCGGTGCCGGGGCGTGGCAGCCAATGCCGCCCACAGCCTGTGCGTGCTGAACGAGACGCTGTACTATCTCTCGCCCGGCGGGGTGATGGCCTGGGACGGCAGCCTGCCCAGCAAGGTGTCCGGCGCGCTGGACACCGGGAAGCTGACGGGGGCCGCGTGGTGCGCTGCTGGAAGCCTGGACGCGCGGTATTACCTGTACCTGCGCCGGCAGGGGGACAGCGCCGGGCGGCTGCTGGTGTACGACACGGAGCGGGGCCTGTGGCACGAAGAGAGCGCCGTGGGCTACGAGATGGCCAGCACCGGCCAGCAGCTGTACCTGTGGGATGGCCGGGCCCTGTGGGCGGCAGACCCCGACCGGGAAACAGAAGGGGAAGCCGAGGCGGCACTGCAGTTTGAGGCGGTGAGCGGGGACATTGGACTGACCGAGACGGATGACAAATACATCAGCCGGATCACCCTGCGGCTGGACGCGCAGGTCCACAGCGTGGTGACGCTGGCGGTGAGCTACGATGGCGGCCCCTGGGAGACCCTGCGCACGGCAGCGGCCACGGGAGACCACGACCGGCTGAACCTGCCCTTTGAGCCGCGCCGGCACGACACCCTGCGGCTGAAGCTGAGCGGCACGGGGCAGATCGCACTGCGGAGCATGGCCTTTACATTGGCGGGCACCACCGGCGGCCGGGTGACCGGGGCCGGGCCGAGAAAGTGAGGAAGAACGATGGCGAGTTTAGCGGGGCTGAACGGCATCAGCCTGCCCAGCTTTGGCAGCAGCATGGACCCGGAGGACGCCCGGGCGCTGCGCAACTACCTGTACCAGCTGCAGGAACAGCTGGGGTATGTGCTGACCAACCTGGACAGCGAGAACATGAGCGAGAATTTTTTGAGCAGTAAGGGGGAGACGGAATGAGCAGACTGAGCAATGCCCGGACGGAACTGGAGAACTACGAAAAGACCCGCCCGGCGGACTATGTGAGCCAGTACCAGCCGAAGATCAAGGACGTGATGGGCCAGCTGGACGGCATGAAAGAATTTGACTACGACCCGGACGCCGACACGGCCTACCAGCAGTACAAGAGCCAGTACACCCGCTCGGCCAAGCTGGCGAACCAGAACGCCCAGGCCAACGCGGCGGCCCAGACCGGAGGCTACAGCTCCAGCTACGGCACCCAGGCGGGCCAGAACGCCTACACGACCACCATGAACAACCTGGACAACGTGCTGAACAGCCTGCAGGACCAGAGCCGCAGCGAGTACACGGCCAAGCGCACCGGGCTGGAGAGCCAGCTGAGCGGACTGCAGAACGCCGAACAGCAGGACTACCAGAACTACCAGAAGGACATGGCCAACTGGATGGACGGGCTGCAGTACCGCCAGAACGAGTACGACAAGGCCAGCAGCGAGAGCAGCCAGCGCACCAGCCGGTGGCTGAACGGCATCCTGAGCGCGGTGCAACTGGCGGCGCAGATCTTACCGTTCTTTTTTGTGTAAGGAGGGGACACCATGGGAACCATTGCGAGACTGAACACGGCAAAGAAGAAGCTGGCCCAGGCCGAACAGGCTATGCCGGGGGCCTACCAGAACAACTACACGGACAGCATCAACCAGAAGCTGGTGCAGCTGGCGGATGCCAGCCTGACCGGCAGCACCGGCGTGGACACGGACGCCCTGAATGCCGCCTACCAGCAGTACCGGGCAAACAGCGTGGCCAACGCCCAGAACGGCGCGGCGGCCGCTGCCGGCACGGCCAATGCCCTGGCGGGCGGGTACGGTGCGGACTGGGCCAAGACCGCGGCGAACCAGGCGGCAGGGGAGCAGATCGCAGGCGTGGACAACAGCCTGAGCAGCCTGCGGGCGGACGCTTTGCAGAACTGGAAGCAGAAGATGAGTGACACCACCAGCGTGCTGGACGACCTGCTGGGCCAGCAGAGCCTGGAACGCAGCGAGTATGACGGCAGCGTGAGCAATGCCCAGAACTGGCGGGACTACCTGAGCGGCCGGGTGGACACGGCACGGCAGGAGAACAGCGACTTCTGGAACAATGTGTGGAACGTTGTGAAGGGCGTGGGCAACGCGGTGAAGACCGGGTACGATGCCTACCAGGGCTATTACCAGTGGGACAAGGAGTTTGAACTACAGAAGCAGCAGTATGCGGACAGCCTGCAGCGCACCCAGCTGAGCGACCAGATCAGCGCCATGGAACAGGCGCAGGCCTTTAAGCAGGCGGGCTTTGATGACCTGGCAGCCCAGACCCTGACCAAGTACGGACTGGACAGCACGATGCTGGACGCCTGGGAGGGCATGAGCGATACCCAGAAGGACAAGATGGCGGCCCTGCTGCAGGGCGCAAGCCTGGCGGGCAGCGGCAACGACACGGCAGCAAAGAATTACCTGCAGATGGCAGGACTGAGCGGGGACAGCACGGACAGCTACGGCACCATTGCCGGGCGGCTGAACAGCTCGAACCTTGCATACCAGCAGGCGCTGCTGGGACTGCAGCAGCGGTACAAGACCACGGGCACCGGAAGCACGAGAAGCGGTGGGAGCAGCTCGGGAAGCAAGAGCGGCGGCTACACGACCAGCCAGCTGCAGCAGATGGCAAACAAATTTTCCAGCATGAAGGGCACCGAGCCCCTGTACGACTTTTACAAGCGGACCCTGACCAATGCGGGATGGATCAAGGCAGACACCGGCACCAAGGCCAGTACCCAGAGCGCGGCGGGAGGAACCGGAGCGGGAAAGGCGGGAACCACGACCAGCAAGCTGCCGGCAGCGACCACCAAAACGCCGTGGAGCACCAGCGGCACGGTGGACGGCGTGGCGGGGGCGTCGGTGAGCATGGCCAGCCCGAAAGGCGGCAATTACAATACGGCGCTGCGAGAAGCACAGCAGATGGCAAACAATGGCTATGACATGGCCCAGATCACCGAGTATCTGATCCGGAAAAATTACAGCGACAGCACCATCAGTCAGGTGTCGCAGACTATGGGATGGTAAAGGAGGAGCAACATGAGCCTGAGTGTAGAACAGGTGCGCCAGATGCGGGAGCAGATTAAAGCGAATGACGCCGCAAAAACCGCAGCCCAGAAGAAGACGACGACCCAGACTGCAAAGACCACCCCGGCGGCTGCTACGAACACGAAAAACACCGGCACGGGCCTGAGCGTGGCCCAGGTGGCGCAGATCCGTAGCCAGATGACGGCTGCCCCCGCCAGCACCAGCCGCCTGCAGACGACGCCCAGCACCCCGGCTTGGACGGGCGGCACCCGGCAGGTGCTGGGAACAGTAAGCGCGGACACGCTGGGCAAGCAGGTGCTGGCAGACATGACCAGCGACACGGGCAGCCCGGTGGCCACGGACCGGCAGGAGGACTACGAACCGGACTGGAACTATGTTGGCAGCGACAACGCCCCGAAACAGCGGGCCATTGCGCAGGGCACCTACGGCAGCTACGCCAAGGCGGCGCAGAAGGTGGGAAACGCCCTTGCCAAGGACCGGCAGACCGACCGCTTTGACGAGCTGAACCAGTGGATGGACGAAAGCCCCCGGCACCGGGAGGTGGTGGACCTGCTGCGGCAGAAGGAGTACACCACCCAGGAGGACAAGGGCGTTGCCCCGGAGCAGGCCGTGCAGGTGACCGGTACAAAGCAGCGGTACAGCCCCGGAGACCTTTTGAAGATGGGGTACACGGCCCAGGAGATCAACGAGGCCCGGGCATACATCCGGGAGTATGATGCCTTGCCGGTGACTGACCGGGTGGTGCGCCGCACGGCGGACACCACGAAGGGCATTGCAGCCACGGTGGCGTCGGCGGTGCCCATGGCGGGCGAGATGACCACCCAGGGCGTGAAGGACATCCGGGCTACCCAGAAAAACGAGGCGGCACTGGACAAGGAACTGGAAGGCGATGCCCGTGGCAAGGAACTGAAAGACCGGATCACGGCGGTGGACATGGACTATAACCCCCAGTACACCGACGAGGATCTGCGCGGCATGGGCTACAGCCAGAGCGAGATCGACGAAATGCGCAGCCGCATTGCCGGGACGGTGCAGAAAACGGCGCTGGATAAAGACACGAGCCTTGGCTACCAGCTGTACCACTACGGCCAGCAGCGCACGGAAGCAGCCCAGGCGGGCATGAGCCCGGCGGCCAAAACAGCCATGGGCGTTGCCACCAGCGCGGCGGAGAACCTGGCTGTTGCGGGCGTGAGCCCCTACCTGGTGCTGCCGGTGCTGAGCGCCCAGGGCGCGGCCGAGAGCATGGGCCAGGACGTGGAGAAGGGCACCAGCGCCGGCCAGGCTGTGGGCGTGGGCCTTGCAAAGTTTGGCGCAGGCTGGGCCATCAACAGCGTGGGCGTGGCGAACATGGCCCGCAGCATGGGCGTGGACTATGCCCGGGACACGGTGGCCGGAAAGCTGGCCGACCTTGTGCGCAGCTCGAAGCTGATGAACAAGCTGGGAAGCAGCCGGGTGGCGAAAAACACCATCTCCGGCGGCGTGGACAATGCGGTGCAGGCCTTTGTGGAGACCTATGCGGACAAGATCATTGACGCGGCGCTGGGCGGGGACCAGCAGGCCGCCGACGAGCTGCTGCAGACCGACACCTTTTTGCAGGCCCTGCAGGCCGGTGCCACTGGCGGTGCGTCCGGTGCGCTGGGCGGTGCCGTGGGCACGGGGCTGGGCGCCATGAGCCGGACGCTGGATGCCCGGGCCGGGACGGAAACAGCTGCCCCGGTGCAGGTGGACACCGAGAGCCGGGCGGCGGATGCTGCAGCGGCGCAGCGGGCACTGGAAGCGCGGGCGCAGGAGCAGACCGGGGCGGAACTCCCTCAGCCGCCTGCGGGCGGCAGCTCCCTCGGGGAGGGAACCTTAAAGGCGGCGGAGACGGCAGACCGAACGGAAGAAACGGCCGTGAACGATGACCCGGCGGTACATACCCCGGCGCAGAACGCCAGCATTGCCCAGTACAAGGACAGCGTGGACGAGAAGATGGCCGAGTATGTGGACAGGGTGCGGGCAGGTGAAACGCTGGCCCCCTACATGGTGACCGAGACCAGCGACCGGATGAGCAGCGCCATGCAGGAGCTGACCGGCCTTGCCAAAGTGGGCAGCGTGACCATGCTGGACGCCAACGGAGTGAAGCACATCACGAACCGGCACGCGGGCGGCGACGGCAGCGCAGACGCCACCATGAAGGAGAGCGCCGACGTGGCCCGGGCGGCCTATGTGCTGAACAACTTTGACAATGCGTATCTGGCAACGCGGAAAGCGGATGGATACTATACTGCCAATCGAAAAAAAGCACCTATTGTAATTTTTGAGAAAAAAATAGACGGCTCCCACATCATCGTGGAAGCCGTGACAGATGCCAAAAAAAGTAAAAACTTTATCGTTTCGGAATATTTGTCGTCCGTTGGTGTGCCGGAAAAAGAAATAGCGAAAGTTCTGCAGCCCTCTATGGATGCCGTTGCCGACCCCAGAGATACGTCCGAAACGTTAAGTGCAGATCCTTCCGCTATTCCGATGGCAGAAGTTCTGCGATCCCCCGTGAATGCCGTTGCCAGCCCTGGGGATAACGCCCGAAACGTAGTCGCAGATCCTTCCACCAGTGCTACTGTAACACAGGAAAAGGGCAAAGTCAACGGAAACACGGTGGAAAAGGCCGGGGAAACCGTGGAAAGCCCGGCGGAGTACGCGGACGTGGAACTGCGGGCAGACCCGGCGGCGCTGGAGACAGACAGCTGGACGCGGGGCGAGCAGGTGCATACGGCGCAGGAGCTGGCGCAGCACTACCGGATGAGCACCCAGGCGGTGCAGACCGTGGTGAACAACATGCCGGCAGGCATTGGGGCGGAGATCTACGCCCCGGCCGCGGCCAGCCTGTACCGGCTGGGTGTGAACGGGGAAGGAGCCAGCTTTGCCGAGGCGCTGCAGATGACCGGCAAGGGCAGCGCCCTGAGCGGACGGGTGCAGCAGGTGCTGGCGCTGGGGGATGCAGGCCGGACGGCGCTGAACCTGGCCTACTTACAGGGCAAAGGAGAAGCGGAACGCTACCAGGAGACCCGGGCCGCAGAGCTGGGCAAGCGCCCCGGCAAGGCGGCACTGCGGGAGGATGCCGGCACTTACTACAAGGCAGACGGCAGCGTGAGCAAGGGCACCCGGGCGGACGACGCCCTGATCGAGTTGAGCGCCAAGGCCAGCGGCGTGGCGGCGCAGCGGGTGGTGCAGGGCCTTGCAAACAACGCCAAGGGCCTGATCCAGAGCGCGGCGGGCAAGGTGTTTTACTCGAGTGAAGCCGACGCCGCCACTGTGATGCACGAGACGCTGCACGAGCTGAACCGCTGGGACAACGCCGGCGGGCAGGAGCTGATCGACACCTTTGAGCACTACCTTGTGCAGCAGAACGGCATGGACAGCGTGCAGGAGCTGGTGCAGAGCTATCTGGACCGGTACGAGCGGGCGGGCCAGCAGCTGACCTACAACCAGGCCATGGAAGAGATCACGGCGGACGCCATGCGCAGCATTTTTGGAACGGAAGAGGACTTCCGGAATTATGTGCGCCAGCAGGCGGCGGAAGCCAGGATGAACGCCCAGGCCCAGAAGCGGAGCAACCGGGTGATGCAGAAGATCGAGACGCTTTTGCAGAAGGTGCTGACCGACATCAAGACCCTGCTGGGGGCGGAACCGGACAATGCCGCGGCCAAGGCGGCACAGACCCTGACCGAGACCCAGCTGAAGGACCTGCGGCAGATCTACTTCAACCACCAGGCGGACGCCGGGGCCAACTACCGCGCGGCGCAGGAAGCAAACGGCGGCATGGAAAAAGCCGCTGCGGCAGACGCGGCAGCGGCGGAAGATGTGCGGTATTCCATTGACGAACGGTTTGAGGACGAGATCGAAAGTCTGAACAAAAAGACGGACGATTATATGATCACGGTCGGCAAGACATCGGATGTGCTGAAAAGCATTGGTGTGAAAGATCAGACGATTTTGTGGAATGCTGGTAAAATCAAAGAAATTCTGAAAAAACACAGTGAGGTAAGATATAAGGCCGGAAAAGAAAAATCCATCATGACACCGGACATCATCAAGCAGGTGCCACAGGTATTGGAAAACCCGGTGGTGGTGCTGCACTCGAATGAGGAGACCGGCGCAAATCAGGGAAAAAATTATAGAAGCCGAATCTATATGTTCGGTGAAGTGAAGGATGCACTGAACCAGCCGGTGAGTGTTTCGTTGGAACTGCTGCCGACCCGTAAGAATGGATTAGTGATGGATAATATTGTTCTTACCAGCGCTTATGGAAAGAACAATGTGCAGAATGCGTTGAACAGTGACCAAATCCTGTACATTGACCCGAATAAAAAAAGAACCGCAGCATGGCTGGGCAGTACTGGGCTCCAATTGCCGGTCCCCCCAACCATGTACGGTTCCAGAGGTACTTTAACATACTTCGGAGAGTCTGTCAAGATGATGGATGCAAATTCCCGCAACGCAAAACTTGCACAGTTTATGACGCAGGAAGGAGAAAACCGCTACCAGCTGGACGTGGACAGCGAGGACGTGGAAGCAGCCAGGCGCCAGAGCGTGGGGGACGGCGGCGCTGAGACCGAGACTCTGGCCAAGGTGATGGCGCAGGCGGATGCGGCACAGGTGTCGGACGAAAGCCTGGAACGCATTGCCCGGAAGATGGTGAAGACCAGCGACAGCCGGGCGGACGTGAAGACCCTGACCAGCCGCCTTGCCGCACTGCGGAACTACCTGAGCGGCGGCAGCGTGGACTGGGCCCAGGCCCACGGCTTTGTGCTGGACATGGCCCAGCAGGTGATGGAAGGCAGCGCCAAGAAAAACGACGAGCTGTGGAAGGCCTACCCCGACCTGCACAAGATGAGCATGAGCCTGGAAAAAGGCAGCAAGGACTACAACGAGGTGCTGTACAAGTACGGCAGCTGGGCCGAGGCCCGGAAGGAGCTGGCAAAGCACGGCGTGAGCCTGACGCTGACGAAAAAGGGCGAGGTGAGCCGGTGGGACGCCGACTTTACCGAGCTGCAGGGCATTGGCGGGGGATTGTTCCCCACCGAAACGCCCAGCAGCGCCGCCGACGCGCTGGAAGCCATGGCGGCGGCACACGATGCGATCAAGCCCACGATGGAGAGCGCCTATGACAGCGAATGGGACGCGGCCAAGCAGGAACTGGCCATGGATCTGTGGAACGAATACCTGGGCCTGCCGGGCGTGGCCAACAGCCGGAACGCGAAACTGCGGGCGGAGTTCAAGGCGCGGACCGAGCAGATGAACGAACAGGCAAAGCGGCACAGCCTGGCGCTGCAGGCCGAGGCCAACCTGAACGCGGCCAAACAGCGGGCCAGCGACCGGCAGAAGATGCGGCAACCCTATGCGGACCGGATGACCAAGGCCCAGCAGGACTACAAGGAAGCGGCCGCAAGGGCAGAGGCAAAGCTTGGCGCGAAGGAGCGGAAGCTGGAACAGCAGGCGGCTGTACTGCGGGAGGCAGAACGCGGAAAGACCCGGGAGAAAATTGCCATTGCACAGGCGAAGAACGCCGAGCGGCTGGCCCAGATGCGGGACAGCCGGGACAAGGACAACACCCGGCGGGCCATCCGCAAGGCGACGAGTGAGCTGACCAAGATGTTCGAGCACCCGAACGAGAAAAAGTATGTGCCGGAGTACCTTTTGGACAAGGTGCAGCCGGTTTTGCAGCTGGCGAACGAGGCCATTGGAAACCGGGAGACGGCCCAGCGGCTTGCCCAGTGGTCGCACCGGGGCGAAGAGGGCTGGACCTACGCGCCCATGCAGGACAGCAAGGCAGCCATGGAAAAAGCGGTGCACGGGCTGCGGGACGGCATCAAGCGGGAGATGGAGAACAGCGACCGGGCACAGCTGGAATGGGAGAACAGCGGCCTGCAGGACGCCATTGACGAGTGGCTGCTGGACGTGAACGACAACCGGGAACGGGAGATCGAAGTGCTGCGGGCGAAGATCGAGAACGCAAAGCAGTACACCCGGGAGGATGAAAGCCCGAGCTGGACGGCGTATGTGGACGGACTGAACGACCGACTGGCAGCGCTGAAAAACGGCGGCATGGCCACCTTGAGCTCCACCGAACTGCGAGGGCTGCGGGACATCATTGACCAGACGCTGCACATCATCAAGACCGACAACGTGGTGGTGGGCGCGGCCGAGGACGTGATGATCGACGAATTCGCCGAGGGGGTGAAAAGCGAGCTGACCGACGCCAAAGGCGTGAGCAAAAAGCCGGGCGCCCTTGGCAGGATGAGCCGGGCACTGAACAGCTATAAGATGAACACCATGAACATTGAACGGATGTTTGAGCGGCTGGGCGGGTACACCCACGGCGGCTACATGGAGAACCTGGGCAAAATGCTGAACGACGGCCAGCGAAAGAAAACAAAGATCCTGATCGAGGGCACGAGGGTGTTTGACGAGCTGACGGGGCCGAAGCACGAGAAGGAACTTTACCACTTTACCCATGACCTTGTGGACATCGGTCTGAAAGACGACAGCGGCAAGGCGCGGAAGATCACCCACAACCAGCTGGCGGAGCTGGCGCTGCAGCTGCAGAACAAGCAGGGCGTGCACCACATCCTGCACGGCGGCCTGACGCTGGAAAACATGGAGGCAAAGCTCTCCGGCGACACGGAGCTGGCAAAGCTGGACAAGGCCACGGTGCGGGTGGGCCAGCTGGCCGTGACCGACAGCGAGGGCAGCAAGCTGGACGCGGCTGCCCTGAGCCAGAACGAGGACGCCGAGCGCCGCACCCTGCTGGAAGAGGTGGACAAGCACCTGACCGACTACGACCGGGCGTGGATGGCGGCCTGGAAGACCCTGAACGCCAGGATGACCGGGTACATCAACGAGACCAGCATGCTTTTGAGCGGCGTGAAGAAGGCCACCACGGAGAACTACATCCACATCAACGTGGACAGTGACGCGAACCCGGAACAGAACAAGGGCATCCGGTACGACAACAGCGCGGCGAACCCGGGGTGGCTGAACCACCGGGTGAACAGCTCCAAGCCGGTTTTGCTGGTGGGCCTGGTGCAGCAGGCCGAGACCAGCATTGAGAACACGGCCCAGTATGCGGGCATGGCGGTGCCGCTGCGGAATGCGGAAAAGGTGCTGAACAGCATGCAGGGCGGCAAGACCCTGTTCAATACGCTGGAAGAGACCTGGGGGACCCCGGCCCGCACCTACATGAACAACGCTCTGGCCGACCTGTGTGAGGTGAAGGACAGCCGGGCCGTGGGTGACGGCGTGTTTGCGAAGCTGCGCAGCTATGCGGCGGCCGCGGCGCTGAACGCCAACGTGAACGTGACGCTGCTGCAGGCAGCGTCCTTACCCACGGCAGCGGCAGAGCTGGGCTGGGGCGCCACGGGAAGCGCATTTGTACAGTTTAACAAAAATCTATTCGACCTGCGCAATGTGGGGCGCTTTTTGGGCTCTGACATGGACAGCAGCCTGACGAAAATTGAACAGCGGATGGCCGAGCACGGGGACGAGCTGCTGGCCTACCGCCTGCGGGGCACCAGCGTGGGCGAGATGGCAAGTGCCAACGCGCAGAAGGGCTTTCTGGGCCGCAGCCACGATGCAGCCCGGAACAGCGAGAACAAGGCGGTGCGCGGTGTGACGAAGGCGGCGGACAAGGTGATCGGCCTGTGGACGGGCGGCATCACAAAGATGGACGAGATCACGGTGGCAGCGTGCTGGCAGGGCAGCGAGAGCTATGTGAAAGCCCACCCGGAGGAATTTGCGGCCGGGGCCGAGGTGGTGAACAGCCCGGAATACTGGGCGGCGGTGAACGAGAAGTTTGAGCAGGTAGTGGAGCACACCCAGCCCAACTACACCACCATGCAGCGCACGGGATTCCAGCGGTCTGACAACGCAATGGTAAAGGCGCTGATGATGTTCAGCACCCAGCGGCAGCAGAACGCGCAGATCCTGACGTCGGCCTTTGAGGACTACGCGGCGCAGGGCGAATGGGTGAAGGCCCGGAAGGCCGCGTACAAAGAACGGCCCGGCGCCGAAAGCAAGGCGGCGCTGGAAGAAGCGCAGAACGCAAAAGACCAGGCAGGGCAGCGGGTGTGGCGCGCCGTGAGCAGCCAGGTGGTGCAGACGGCCGTGATCGCCGCCCTGGGCGTGGGCGTGAAATTTGGGCTGCACCGGTGGCAGGACCTGCAGGACGACAACGGCGACATGACCCCGTGGAGCGTGGCATGGGACTTTGTGCGGCAGTTTGTGAAGAGCTTTGGCAGCAACTGGACCGGCGTGAGCGAGGCCATGACCGCCGTGGACCTGGTGACGTCCGGCTTTACCAGCACCCGCTCCACCATCAGCATGAACGGCATTGAAGTGCTGAACGACGTGGTGCGGAAGATGGGCAAGGTATACCAGCTGGAAGCCAAGGACACCAGCGAGATGACCGAGAAGCAGCTGGACGCCTACAACGCCCAGATGAAGGAGGCCATTGTAGACATGCTGGGCCAGTTTGCGGCGGCACGGGGCATCCCTTACGCCAACCTGAAAAAGCAGGTGCAGGCGGTGACCGGCTGGATGGACACCCTTGCCAACTGGAACAAGGAGGGCGGAAACTTTGACAGCCTGCCCGCCAGCGCCACCGGCCAGTATGACCGGCTGTACAACGCCTACCTGAACGGGGACACGGTGGAGGCGAAAGCCGCGATTGAAAAGCTGAACGGCATGGTGGAGGCCGGGACCATCCAGGAAAACAAGATGTACGAGCAGATGAAACAGCGGCTGCAGCAGTACGAGCCCCGGGTGACCGAGGCGGCGCAGGAGACCAACGCCGACCGCTGGGAAAAGCGCAAGCAGCTGGTGGACCAGATGACGAGCGAGATGCAGCAGGCCTTTGGCGGGGAACAGAGCGACGCCCACGACTGCGTGGTGAAAGCGGTGGATGCAAAGAGCAACGAGCTGCTGAAGGCCGAGAAGGGATACGACAAGGCCAGCAGCATCTATGCGGGCCTGCGGGATGCCGTGGGCAGCGGCAGCGGCCAGAGCGTGCAGGACGAGTACGACCGGCTGGTGAAGGCGGGCAAGAAGCCGTCCAGCGTGAAAAATGAGATCACGAAGGCGGCTAAGGCGGACTATGTGGATGGCAGCGAGTACGACCGGGAGCAGCTGGCGGAGATGCTGCTGGCCTTGACCGACAAAGACGGGAACGCCCTGTACGAGCAGAAGAATCTGGACGACTGGGTGAAACAGGCGGAGAAGAACGCAGAGAAGGAGGCACAGAAGGAAAACGAGTTTGACCGGTATGATCTGCTGAAGTAAACAAGAGCACCCCGGCGGCCGGAAATGGCTGCCGGGGTGCTGTTGTTTGCGGGCTTTGCATGAGAGGTTCACGCATCTTCGTTGTTCAACGCATCAAACAATGCGTCTGTGTTATCGAACGTCGGTTTGCGCTCCGGCTGCCACAAGAGACCTTGCTTCATCGGCTTCTCTGCGCAGTTCGTCCAGATATTTTTGGGGGAGTACAGAGTTCATGACGTCGTGGAAGGAGGCATAACGGGGATAAGCCTCGGGCTGTGCCTTCATGGCGGGGTATTCGTTCAAGGAAGCTGCGGTTTCTGCATTGGGAACCGTGCTTACAAAAACGCCGGAATCAAAAACAGCACTCATACGAAACCTCATTTTTGCGGTTCAGATCAGGCCGAGCTCAGACTTGAGCCCTTCCTGCAGGACGCTGGAAAAGTTGATATGAGCAGCTTCGGCGGCATCATTGAGCCAACCGGGAATAGAAAGGGTCTTTTTGACGGGTTTGAACTGCTTTTGATAGGCCACCATGTCAAACGGAACCATAGCGACGAAATCACCCGGCTCCACGGCCAGTGCGGAAGGGAGAGAAGGCTTTGGAAAAGTTTTCTGATCTTCGAGCATCAGGCCGATAGCATCCTGTGCCATGGAAACGGCTTCGTCCATGGTTTCGCCCTGCGTGAAGCAGCCGTCGATATCCGGGACAGAAACAGAGTAACCGGTTTCTTCCGGGTGGAAAACGGCAGGATAGAAAATCGTGTTCATGAAATCACCTCTGAATCATTTGTGCAGGCCAGCCTGCTTGAGAATGCTTTTCTCTGTGCCGATCTTCAGATCTTTTGCGTGAACCGGAACAATGGTGGTTTTGCCACTGGTGGGGTTGCGATATTTGGCATGAGAACCATTTGCACTGACAAAGACAAAACCATTTTGTTCCAACAGCTTTATGATCTGCTTGGGCGTCATTGGCATTGGACGTCACCTCTTTTTTGTTCTAGTTTCATTATATACGTATTATACGTGTGTGTCAAGCGCGATATTTGCCAGAATGTCCGCAGGTTTTTTGTGCAGCGGAGTGCGGTAGACTGGAAGGGCGAAAGGAGGAGACGCGAATGCGTGTGAAGATCTTGAAGCGCAGTTTTGCCGGGGCGGAGTTTGCCCCGGACATCCGGGTGCTGAAGGTGGGCGGCCAGAGCAGCGCCGGGGTGGAAAAGCTGGAATTTGAGCTGCCGGCAGAATGGCAGGGCCTGAGCGTGACGCTGCATGTGCAGTGGCTGGACGGCACCCTGCCCGCACCGGTGCTGCTGGACGACGAAGACAGCGTGGCGGTGGACAAGACCCTGACGGCCAGCCCCGGCGGCCAGTGGATGCTGCTGGCCCTGGGTGCGGACGGTTACCGGGCCCTGACAAAGCCCACCAAGTACGAGTGCTACAGCACTCTGAACACCGACGGAGACGTGGAAATCAGCCCCACCCAGTACGAGACCTTTGTGGCCCGGGTGCTGGAATACTCCAACACGGCGCAGCAGGCCGCAGCCAGCGCAAAGGCCAACGCCGAGACGGCGGCCACCGCAGCAACCCGGGCGGTGAATGCCAAGGGCCAGGCAGAGACGGCGGCCCGGACGGCAACGGCAGGGGCTGAAAACTCTGAAAATTCGGCGGCGAGGGCAGAGGCAGCAGCCCACCGGGCAGAGCTGGCGGCACCGGAGACCGGGAAGGTGGTGAGCGTCAACGGCAAGGGAGGCGTGGTGCACCTGACGGCTGAGGATGTGGGAGCCATGCCGGCCAGCGGTGCGGCGGTGGTGCAGAGCATCCGGCTGGAGGGCCGCACCCTGACCGTGACGATGGCCGACGGCAGCGAAAAGAGCTTTACCACCCAGGACACCACCAGCCTGCCGGCCATGACCGGGGTGCTGGGTACAGAACACGGCGGCACCGGGAAGGAGACCCCGCTGACGGCGGAGGACGTGGGCGCGGTGGAAGCGGGGAGCGGCGTGTACCTCAAGGCGCTGACCGTGCAGGGCAACACAATGACCGTGACCAAGGGCGACGGCAGCACCGAGACCGTGATGCTGGCCCAGGAGTACGTGCTGCCTGCCGCCACAGCGGACGCCCTGGGCGGCGTAAAGGTAGGGGACTACCTGGACATCGCCCCGGACGGCACCCTCAGCGCCAAAACGCTCAATGACAAGATCGCTGCCGCCGTGGCGGTAAAGTCGGAGGCGCGACTGGTGTGGAACACCCATGTGACGTCTCCTAACAAATTCACAACTTGGGATGTTCAGATTCCAGACAATGTTGATAAGATATGCATTACCAAAGGCAAGTACAACAGCTACAATAATAACACTGAAAAAAGCATTGCACGCGGTGGCACGACAACTTATGACTGTGACTACAATTTTACAATCACATTCCAAACAAACGGCATCCTTCATGTTGTTTATCCATACAAAACAGTGTTCCCTCTGGAACTCTGGATTGACGGCTACCACTACCCTACCCTCGCGGACCTGCTGACGCAGGTGACCGCCGTGGAGAGCAGTGTCACCGATCTTCAGGTGGCCCTGTGCGAGCTGTACGAAGAAAAGGAGGAAAATTGATGGCGAAAATTTATGCAGCCCTGATCCGCAAGGGTATCAAGACGCTGGACGAGGTGCCCGCCCGTCTGCGCAGCACCGTGGAAGCCCTGCTGGCCGCAAACGGCATCTCCGCAGTATCCGAGCAGGACGAAGAAACAGAAGAACCTGACGAAACAGAAAGGACGTGACAAAATGGCAATCAAACAGTATAGCCTTGCCAAGGACGGGGCCAGGCAGCTGGCCCCGGCCTTTAAGGTGCGAGAGTTCCGGTGCCGGGACGGCTCCGACACCATCATGGTGGACGAGGCCCTCACGGTGCTGCTGCAGGCCATCCGGGAGCATTTTAACAAGCCCATCACGATCACCAGCGGCTACCGCACGGCGGCCCACAACGCGGCCGTGGGTGGAGCCAAGAGCAGCCAGCACCTGCTGGGCCGGGCGGCTGACATCCAGGTGCAGGGCGTCAGCGTCGAGGACGTGGCCGCCTACGCCGAGAGTCTGATGCCCGCCTGGGGCGGCGTTGGCCGCTACCCCGTCAAGGCGGGCCGCGCCAAGGGCTGGGTGCATGTGGACACCCGGCCCAACAAGAGCCGGTGGGTGGGCTGATCGTCTCACGGCACACCGCTTTGAGACGATTAAAACGAAAATGAGACGAAAGGAGGAAACGACATGAAAGACACCTTTTGCATGGCCGTGGGGGCGCTGGGGGCCGCCATTGCCAGCCTGTACGGCGGCTGGGATGCGGCGCTGCAGACGCTGATCCTCTTTATGGCCGTGGACTACGTGACCGGCCTGATCGTGGCGGGCGTATTCCACGCCAGCCCCAAGAGCCGGACCGGCGCGCTGGAGAGCCGTGCGGGCTGGAAGGGACTGATCCGCAAGGGAGAGACCCTGCTGATCGTGCTGGTGGCCTGCCGGCTGGACGCCGTGATGGCAACCAGCTTTGTGCGGGACGCCGTGGTCATCGGCTTTATCTGCAACGAGACCATTTCCATCGTTGAGAATGCCGGATTGATGGGCCTGCCGATCCCGGCGGCGCTGACAAAGGCCGTGGACATTTTAAAGCAGCGCTCGGAAGAGCAGAAAGGAACCTGAACATGAACGCACACATCACGAAGAACAACAACATTTCCGCCGGCACCGTGGCACGCACCGCCGTGCTGGGCCTGGCCCTGGCAAACCAGATCCTCAGCGCCTGCGGCAAGCCGCTGCTGCCCATTGACAGCGCACAGCTGGAGCAGTGGGTGACGGCGGGCCTGACCTCGGCGGCGGCCATCTGGGCATGGTGGGAGAACAACTCCTTTACCAAAGAGGCGCTGGCGGCGGACAGCTATCTGGAGCAGCTGAAGAAGGGCGTGCACTAA